GCAGCACTGGATGAAGCTGAAGTCGATGATTACCTGGAGTCAATTCTTAATGACCCAGCTCCTGATTGTAATTGCGGCGAATGAACCCTTATCAAAAACTACAAAATCGTAAACGTACCTGGACTCCAGTACAAACAACAGCAGGTGAACTTTGTGCAGGCTCTGAAGAAACCATCTACCGTGCCCTCGCTATGCGACACATGGAACTCCCCGTTGGTAGCTTCATTCAAGATGCCATTGATGAAATTCCAGCTCTATCGGCAGACCTGCTACGCTCTAATGTCAAAGACGAAGAAAACCACGACCTGGCTCTCGGTTACATCGCCAATGCTTTGGGTGTTGACGAAACTGCTGAAGCCGAAGCAAAGCGCCTTAGGGATGCTTGGCAAGCGCATCCTGATCACACAGTCCTTAAAGCACTTGTTGCCGAGCGTGCAATTTTCTTCGTACTACTCCCCTTCTTCCGCTTTAATGGTGACGGTGGTCTCCGCACAGTCTCCGCTGACATCAGCCGAGATGAGCAAGTCCATGTAGCTGCTAATAGCCTTGTTTGCAAGGAGCTTGGGTTGGAGATCAGCCCATCCTTGGACAAGCTGCGTAAGGCTACTATTAACTGGGTTATGTCGCCCCTCAAGGCATCTACTAACAAATATCTGGACAAAAAATTTTGGCTGGATGCCAGTGATCGCTTGATGTATGAAGGGAAGGCTCCAGAACTTTCTGATACAAAGCGAGCACGTATGCCTGCCTTCTTTGAACATGCAAACCCCAACCTACCTCAGTATGCTTGAGACCCATGGTCTCCAGTTTACTTCTCTCCTCCAACAACTAGAAGAGAACTTCCCACCACTTAATCCCCACCCGGATGACTCACACTCATTAATTATGTACCGCTCTGGCCAACGTTCAGTGGTCGAGTGGATTCAACATCAACTCAACGAAGAGAACAATGGCTAAGAAAGGCAACTCCGCTCCAGCAAGGAATAATCCTACACCAGCAAGGAATAATCCAGCTCCAGCTCCAGCAAGAGTACAGACTAATGCTGGGGTGAATCCAATGGGCAACCCTGCACCTGCAAAACCTGCTACAATTAGCCAGGGTCTGAAGATTGCTGGCACTGGTGGTATCACAAAGCAAGAACTTAAGACTATTGCTGATACAACTGGTAAGTCAGGTGGTCAAGTTATCCAACGACTTGATAAGATTAACCAAAACCTTAAAGCTAAAGACCAGACAGGCATCAACCTTAATTCTGGTGCTGCTAATATGCTTATTAAACAGGCAGGACCAGCTTATGGTGGTATGTATGGTCTTACTCAGAAACCTACATTTGGTACTGGTAGGATTGGTCAAACGCTAGAAAGTATGCGTGGAACTCGCGCAACCGGAGGGTATCAGAATCCTCAAAGTGGTTACGGTAGAGTGACTTCCGGTACGGCACCCAGTCTTATGATGGGTGGTACAGCTATCCGTCCTGGTGGCCGTGAAGTTGTACAAGGATTTGGTAAGCAGTTCCAAGGTACCATGCCAGTATCTAACACAGCTGCTGCTGGATCTACAATGCCTACTGCAGCTCCCACAGAAGCAGCGCCAATGGAACCTATGTTCCCTGAACTTCCTGAACTTCCTGAAGAAAAGGAGCAACCGGACATCAACATTAACATGGATTCACTGGGCGCTAACTTGGCTAACTGGGCATCTGGATTCAAGACTGCACGTAGTAGTCGTCAACGTGCTGGCCGTGGAGCACAAGGTCTAGCTTCACAACGAGTAGCGCCTTCTGGTACTTGGCGTTACAGTGTATAACAAAACAACATTAAAGTAAATGTCAGCTAAAACAAGATACGATTATCTAAGTAAGTATCGTTCCACGTTTCTAGACACAGCTGTACAGTGCTCTCAGTTGACACTACCTACTCTTATCCAACAGGATGATGATGTAGGACGGTCAACTAACCTTCGGTTGATTACACCATGGCAAAGTGTTGGTGCAAAGGGTGTGGTGACACTAGCATCTAAATTGATGTTAGCCCTCCTACCTCCTCAAACCAGCTTCTTTAAGCTACAGATCGATGATTCAAAGATCGGTGTAGATCTTCCAGCAGAGGCACGATCAGACCTTGATATCTCATTCGCTAAGATGGAAAGGTCTGTCATGGAAATCATTGCAGCATCTAGTGATCGCGTTACCGTACACCAAGCTCTCAAGCATCTGGTGGTTGGCGGTAATGCGTTGATCTACATGGGTCCTAAGGGACTGAAACTGTATCCATTGAACAGGTATGTCGTAGATAGAGATGGCAACGGTGATGTCTTAGAGATCGTCACACGAGAACGTATTAGCCGTAAACTACTGGCACCTATGATTAGTGTCAGTCTTCCTGTTAACTCACCTGGTGAGGACGGAGCTGATAATGAAGAGGATGTAGATGTTTACACACATGTAAGACGTGATAACAATCGTCTTGTGTGGCACCAGGAAGTATTCGATAAGATCATTCCTGGCTCTCAGGGTAAAGCACCATTGGATGCCAACCCTTGGTTAGTCCTTAGGTTTAACGTCGTAGATGGTGAAGCCTTTGGACGTGGTAGAGTGGAGGAGTTCCTTGGTGATCTTCGTTCACTTGAAGCTCTTATGCAAGCTCTCGTAGAGGGCTCTGCAGTGGCCGCTAAGGTGGTCTTTACCGTATCCCCGTCTAGTACTACCAAGCCGCAGACACTCTCTGCTGCGGGGAACGGAGCCATCATTCAGGGGCGTCCCGATGATATTAGTGTAGTGCAGGTTGGCAAGACAGCTGACTTCAAGACTGCTATGGAGATGGCTAGTGTACTAGAACGTCGCCTTAGTGAAGCATTCCTAATCCTCAATGTAAGGAACAGTGAACGCACTACTGCTGAGGAAGTACGCATGACTCAGATGGAACTAGAGCAACAACTCGGTGGCCTATTCTCACTGCTCACTGTTGAGTTTCTAGTGCCTTACCTGAATCGTAAGCTCTCTGTACTTCAGAAGAACCAAGAGATCCCACGTATTCCTAAAGATCTTGTACGTCCTACTATTGTTGCTGGTATCAATGCACTTGGTAGAGGACAGGATAGGGAGTCACTGACTCAGTTCTTCACTGTTATTGCTCAGACACTTGGGCCTGAAACACTTGGTACATACCTTAATGTAGACGAGGCAGTTAAACGCCTTGCTGCTGCTCAAGGTATTGATGTGCTGAATCTTGTTAAGTCCATGAGTCAAGTTCAACAAGAACAAGCTCAGGCACAAGATCAAGCCATGCAAATGGAGCAACTCAAGCAAGCACCTAACATGGCTAAAGCTCCACTGATGGATCCTACAAAGAATCCTGAACTATTAAATGGTTTAAATGGACAAACAAACACCAACGAGATCCCAGAGATCGAACAAGAAGCAAACATCCCCGGAGGCAGTCCCTTCGGTTGACACAGTTGATGATCAAACCAATCAAGAAAACGCTCCTTACATGAAGCGTACTAAGGTTGGTGAACCCACCATCGGTCGTTCCCCCGATTTTGTCAAGACAATAGGTCTTGGAAATCTAACCGTTATCACAGCAAATGGCAAACGAAATTACACTTAATCCGTATGAACAAGCAGAGGGTGAGTTCTCTGCTGAAGAGCTTGATTCTCTGGCAGTTGGTGAGCGTCTAGCTGAAGAGGAAAGCCAGCTGTTGGCTGGTAAGTACAAGTCAGCAGAGGAGCTAGAGCGTGGCTACCTTGAGCTACAGAAGCGCCTTAGTGGCAAAGAGGAGCCTGAGGTAGAAGCACAAGAAGAGCCTCAAGAGGAAGCACCTACAGAGGATGAGGTAGATCTCTATGATACGATCATGGAGTCCTATCGTACTGGTGAATGGGATCCTGGGGTTGTTAATCAAGTCGAGGGCATGAATCCTGTTGATGTTGCTAACATGTTCCTTGAGAAAGGTGGAGCACAACAGCAGGTACCACAAGCTACAGAGGCTGACATCGAACAGATCCAACAAGCAGTTGGTGGTTCTGATGAATACCAGAACATGATCCAATGGGCAGGTCAGAACCTATCTGAACAAGAGGTAGCTATGTATGATGCAGTGATGGATCGTGGTGATCCTCTTGCTATGTTCTTCGCTGCCCAAGCACTTAATGCACGTTACCAAGACTCTGTTGGTTACGACGGTGAGATGCTTACTGGTAATGCACCACGCAATACTGGTGATGCCTTCCGTTCTCAAGCTGAACTGGTAGCAGCAATGAGTGACCCTCGCTACGATAAGGATCCAGCATATCGTGCTGATGTAGCAGATAAACTGGAACGCTCCAACATTAATTTTTGATGAACGACACTAACATCTTCGCTAAAGAACCCACCATGTACACTGACGAATCCTACACTGTGCCTCATAATGAGCGTGCTGAACTCCTCAACGGTCGCCTTGCTATGCTTGGCTTCGTGGCTGCTATTGGCGCTTATATCGTAACTGGTCAAATTATCCCTGGAGTATTCTAATGGCCTGCGGAAGCAAAGGACACAAAGGTAATGGCGGAAAGAAAAAGTAACGTCAGCCTTAAGATTGGTGTACACAAGTCACGTACTGGTGGCCTTACGGCTGCTGGTCGTGCCAAATATAACAACGCTACTGGCTCTAACCTGAAGGCTCCACAGCCTGAAGGAGGGCCACGTAAGCGTTCCTTCTGTGCCCGTATGGGTGGTGTGAAAGGACCAATGAAAGATGAGAAGGGTAGGCCTACTCGTAAAGCACTAGCCCTTCGTAAGTGGAAATGCTAAATGGCTAAACCTGGACTCTACGCAAACATCCACGCTAAGCGTATGCGTATCGCTAAAGGCAGTGATGAGAAGATGCGTAAACCTGGTGCTAAAGGAGCACCTACTGCAGCTCAATTCAAACGTGCAGCTAAGACTGCTAAAAAGAAGTAACTACCATGCCTAAAGTCGGAAACAAAGAGTATCCTTATACTCCTGCTGGTAAAGCAGCAGCTAAGAAGGCAGCCGCTAAAACCGGTAAGCCTGTTAAAATGAAGCCCTCTAAGAAGGGTTACTGATCGATAGAGGCTTAGCCCCTAGCGAGTAGTGCTGAGCCTCTCAAATGAGTAGATGGAAATATAAATGTTCCTTGCTATCTTATTATGATTCCTCTTCTAACTACTCTGTCGGTGATTACCTCTTGGTATGGTCCTGGTTTCCATGGTAACCTTACTGCGAGTGGATCTAGGTACAATCAAAACGGCCTTACTGCAGCGCACAAGACACTCCCCTTTGGCACACGTTTACGTGCTTGCTTTAAGAGGTGTGCCGTGGTGACGGTCAACGATCGTGGTCCCTACATTCATGGTAGGAGCCTTGATCTCAGTAAAGGTGCGGCTGATGCTATCGGTCTCACTGCCTCTGGAGTTGGGCGAGTTAAAGTAACACGTCTTAATTAACTTCATGACTACTGCTATTGCAGCCCCTCAGTCCCGGATTAATCCCTGGGACTCTTATCTTAACTGGGTAACCAGTACAAACAATCGTCTTTATATCGGCCACTTTGGAGTCCTTATGATTCCAACACTGTTGGCCGCTGCTACATGTTTTATCATTGCATTCATTGCGGCTCCCCCTGTCGATATTGATGGCATCCGAGAGCCCGTTGCTGGGAGTTTAATGTATGGAAACAACATCATATCGGGAGCCGTCGTTCCGAGCAGCAATGCCATCGGACTACACTTCTACCCAATTTGGGAAGCTAATTCACTTGATGAATGGCTCTACAACGGGGGTCCATTCCAACTTACAGTATTCCACTTCCTCATTGGCATCTATGCTTACATGGGACGAGAGTGGGAACTTAGCTATCGATTAGGGATGAGGCCCTGGATCTTTGTCGCATACTCTGCCCCGGTGGCGGCGGCTACCGCTGTATTCCTTATCTATCCCTTTGGTCAAGGGAGCTTCTCTGATGCTATGCCTTTGGGTATCTCGGGAACCTTCAACTACATGCTCGTCTTCCAGGCTGAACATAACATCCTTATGCACCCCTTCCATATGCTTGGAGTGGCAGGTGTGTTTGGTGGGTCTTTATTTAGCGCGATGCACGGCAGCTTGGTTACGTCTAGTCTTGTTCGTGAAACGACTGAAGAAGTATCTCAGAACTATGGATACAAGTTTGGTCAAGAAGAAGAGACTTATAACATCGTTGCCGCTCATGGTTATTTTGGACGTTTGATCTTCCAATATGCAAGCTTTAACAACTCTCGTAGTCTCCATTTTTTCCTTGCTGCTTGGCCAGTTGTTGGCATCTGGTTTGCGGCGTTGGGGGTGTCCACCATGGCTTTCAATCTTAACGGGTTTAACTTTAATCAGTCTCTCGTATCTTCTGAAGGCAAGGTGATCAACACATGGGCTGACATTCTCAACCGAGCTGGTCTTGGTTTTGAAGTGATGCATGAACGTAATGCCCACAACTTCCCACTTGACTTGGCTACATACACTGCACCTATCATTGGTTAATTATGGCTAAAGCTACTCCCTTTGATCCGAAGAACTCTTCGGTATCTGCTGTTCAGTATGTTACTGATCTAAAGGCATCTCCTGCATTTGCTACTGCATATGGCGAAGCCAATCAAACGCTCACTGAGATGAGCCCTAAAGGTGTTAAGGTGCAAGCTGGTACTCTTGCTACTTGGCCCTAACCTTTAATAAGGAAATCTTTTATTAAAACTTGGACTGGAGGCACCTCAGAGTAGGACCTCCTTTTCTTTGGCTTAGGCCGGTTACGACCGACACCCTTTGCCATGACAGTCGGAGAGACGACAACAAAACTGACTATAAAAATTTTCTAGGATCCTAGAGAGACAATGTAAACAACTCTCTCTTTAACTATTGTGGCTAACACTCTTGTAACTTCCGTCGGTAGTATTAATAATACTAGTTCGACTCCTCTTGCTCTTGGTACTGCTTATGATACCAAGTACGCAACTTATCTTAAACTGTTCTCTGGCGAGATGTTCAAAGCCTATGAAGGCGCGACTATCGCTAAAGGTACTGTGCAAAGCCGTACCCTGCGTAACGGTAAGGCTATGCAGTTCATCTTCACTGGCCGTATGGAAGCGGCTTACCACGAGCCCGGTACTCCGATCCTGGGCAGTGGTGATCCTCCGGTGGCCGAGAAGACCATCGTCTGTGATGACCTCCTCATCTCTAGTGCATTCGTGTATGACCTGGATGAGACCCTGGCTCACTACAGCCTCCGTTCTGAGATCGCCAAGAAGATTGGTTATGCTCTGGCTGAGGCTTATGACAAAAAGATCTTCCGTCAGATCGCTAAGGCTGCTCGTGAAGCTCACCCCATCACTGCCGCTCCTGGTCCTGAGCCCGGCGGTTCTGTGATCCAACTGGGTGCTAACAAAGAGTATGACGCTCAAGCCCTTGTTGATGCCTTCTTCGAGGCTGCTTCTATCCTCGATGAGAAGAACCTGCCCAAGCAAGGCCGCACTGCTGTCCTCAGCCCCCGCCAGTACTACGCTCTCGTGAGCCAAGTGGATAGCAACATCCTCAACCGTGACTATGGCAACAGCCAAGGTAACCTGAACAGCGGTGAGGGTCTGTATGAGATCGCTGGTATCACTATCAAGCGTTCCAACAACCTGCCCTTCCTGGCTGGTAACATCTCTTCCGTCAATGGTGAGAACAACAACTACTCCGGTAACTTCAGCACCCACTGTGGTCTGATCTACTACAAGGATGCAGCTGGTGTTGTGGAAGCTATTGCTCCTTCTGTGCAGACCACCTCTGGTGATGTCTCCGTGATGTACCAGGGTGACCTGATCGTGGGTCGTCTGGCTATGGGCTGCGGTACCCTGAACCCCGCTGCTGCTATTGAGCTGCAGTCGGCTCGCTCCTGATAAAGGAGAAAGCTAATGGGATTCGCACTTGTTGACGGTGTAGGTGTCACTACTAGTGAAACTGCCTACATGCGTCCTCCTATTGAGCCTGGCCGTGAAGGTGGTACGGTTGTTACCGTAACCCGCCTTACCAATGGTACTGGTCAAACTGCTGGTACTAAGGCCACCACTGATGACAACATCAACGGTATTGGTTGTACGCTTACTACCACTGTCACTGATGGTGCAGTAACTGGCCAGACTGTTGCTGCTGGTGGTGATGGCTATCGCGTTGGTGATGTGCTGTCAGTTGCTGGCACCACTAGTGCAACCTTCCGTGTTGACACTGTTTCTTATACCAACTGAGGTACTATCTAATGGCTAATCTTTCTACTGCTGCTGGTGCTAGCGGTAATGGTGTGGCTGGTAACGTTAACTTCGCTACCCGCACCATTACCGGCGCATACGCTTCTACCTATGCTGATAACGGCAACCTGGCTGTCTCTGACAACCACGCTGTTCGTCGCTCGGTATCCCGCACCCACGGTGGTGCAACCGCCTCTGGCGTGTTCTCGGAGACTCAGTGTCTTCGTACTTCTTACTCTGGTGTTGAGTCGGATGTTCCGGCACTTGACGCCAGCCGTACTGCTGCCTAATTAGGTTTATCAAGGGGACTCTTCGGGGTCCCTTTTTTTTAATTCTTTTATAACATCATTGTTATGCCGACAACCAATAACGCTCAGGCTGAGCTGCAAGCTGTTAATGAAATTCTGGCGTCTATTGGTCAGGCGCCTGTTACCACCATCGAGGCACAGACCATTACATATGAAAATGGTTCAGTTGTCGAAGCTGTAATCAACCCGGAAGTTGCAATCGCTTACGAGACCTTACTGCAAGTCTCTCGGGAGGTACAGGCAGAGGGGTGGACATTTAACCGAGAGGTTGAGTATCCTCTTACCCCTGATACTAATGGCTATCTATCAATGACTGGTAGTATGTTACAAATAGATCTTAGCGACAATGTAGCTAATAGCAGTTACGATACTGTCGTTAGGAATGGTAGGCTTTATGATAAAATCCATCATACTGATGTATGGGATACTACTAAAACCTATGATGTAGATGTAGTCTGGTACTACGACTTTGCTGATCTCCCGCAGGTCTTCAGGGATTACATCACATCACGTGCTGCTACACGTTGTGCCATTCGTCTTGTTGGTGATGTGAACCTTACCCAAGCTCTTGCTTCATTTGAAACATGGCGCAGGTCTAACTGCCTTGAGTATGAATGCAACGAAGGTGACTACACTATGTTTGGATTCAGGCAAGGTGATGGGTTCTATAACAGCTATAAACCATTTAAGGCTCTTGCACGATGACAGCAATCTCTCAACGTATTTCTAACTTCATTGGTGGTGTATCTCAACAAGCTGATGAAAAGATGCTGTTGGGTCAAGTTAAGGATGCTCTTAACTGCTACCCTGATATTACACTTGGTATGCTTAAGCGGCCAGGTGGTAAGTTTCTAGGTAGGTTGGCTAGTCTTACTGCTAACACTGCTAACACTGCAGCATGGTTCAGTATGTTCAGGGATAACCAAGAGAAGTATATTGCTACTATATCTTCTGCTGGTGTGCCTAGGGTATGGAACTTGCTGACTGGATTAGCTGGTACTGTTACTTACCCAACTGGTAAGCAAGCATCTATTGAAAGCTACCTAACTGCTACTGACTATCGTAGTATCAAAACTCTTACTATTAACGACTTCACCTATATCGTTAACAGTGAGAAGATTGTAACTGCTAAAACAGCACCTACCTATAACTTTAAAAGACAGGCAACGCTTGTTGTAACTGCTGTCGATCACGACAATACTTACTCTGTAACCATTAACAGTACAACATTTACCTATACATCACCTAGTTCTAACTCTGGTAACCTAGTTATCGGTACAGTGATGACTGGTATATCTAATGCTATCACTAGTGGCTTTGCTACTAAGACTATTATTGATAATACCATCTACCTGACCTTTAACTCTGATACCAATGTGTCTGCCTCTGGTGGCCCTGATGGTAGGTATATCAGAGCCTTTCAGGACTCAGTTAATACATTCTCCAGTTTACCAGATCAAGCTAAGCACAACCAAGTTGTTAAGATTAACAATACTGTAGCTACTCAAGATGACTTCTATCTGAAGTTTGTTGCTGATGATGGGGATAAGGGTAAGGGTTATTGGGAAGAGACTATTGCACCTAATGTAAGTAGGGGTGTTAATGAGAATACAATGCCTGTTGCGTTGATTCGTACTAGCCTCAGTCCTCTTACCTTTAGGGCTACATTCCTTGATGGCTCAGAAACAATCAATGGACTTCCTTTGCTGTGGGAACCACGATTGGTTGGGGATAATGACTCTAATAGTCACCCATCATTTGTCGATAACACTATCCAAGATATCTTCCTATTTAACAATAGGCTTGGGTTCCTGACTGAAGATAACGTCTCCATGTCTCAAGCTGGGGACTACTACAACTTCTACCATAAGTCTGCTACTACAGTCACTGCAGCTGATCCTATTGATCTTAGCTGTGCTAGCATTAAACCCGCTACTGTTCGTTCAGTTGTACCGATTACTCAGGGGCTATTGTTGTTCAGTGATAGCCAACAGTTTCTTATGGAAGCTGAGAATGGTGCGTGGACTCCTGCTAATTGTACAATCAGGTCTATTGCTAACTATGAATGCGATAGGTACATCAAACCTGTTGACATTGGATCTACTGTTCTTTATGTAAGTCGTAACCAAAGTTGGGCTAGAGCCTTTGAGATCTTCACTAGAGGTCAAAGGGAGACACCTAGTGTAACTGAAACCACAAAGATTGTACCTGAGTGGATGCCACAGACAATCACAGAAGCCACTGGTAGCGCCCAGAATGGCCTGTGGGTAGCCTCTGGTAGAACTTCCCGCTATATGTACCTGCATAGGTTCTACGAGCAAGGAGACGAACGTGCTATGGCCTCCTGGGTCAGGTGGTTGCTCCCAGCTAATGTGATGCACACAGCTATTCAGAATGATGTCCTGTATGTACTTACTAGTGGTACTGAAGGTTATGTAGTCACTCAACACAAACTAGTACTTGCACCCAGTACTGGTGGTCTTATCAATAACCTTGGTAATACTGTTGATCCATACCTTGATGTATGGTGTGAAGTAACAGATAACACTATGGTATCACCAACACCCCCTACAGCACCTAGTTATAGTGATGCTACAAGTGTCACTAAGGTGTATCTACCCTCTTACTTTAACGTAACTAGGGTAGTACGTTTTGTTGTTGGTCTTCTTAAAGCAGGTAACCCAGGCACACAATCTGGTTATACCAACGTAGCTGTTTTGGAATCTGATGGTGGTGGTACTTACTTTACAATTCCTGGTAATGTTACCGGTAACTACATCTATGTTGGTTACGAGTATAATATGGAACTAATCCTTCCTAGGTATTATTACTCTATGGGTGAGTCAGGTGTTGACTTCACCGCTATTACTACTACATCACGTATGGCATTCTATACAGGTCTTGGTGGTGAAGTGTTCTTCAATATCAAAGACCGTAGTAGGTCTGAGTGGTCTAGTGTTGGAGGATCACGCATTGCTGATTTCTACATTTCTGATACTTCACCATTCCGCGATAGTTATATCTATAAAGTCCCAATCTATCAAAGGCCAGACAACTATACAATGAAAGTAACTTCAAATACTCCGTTCCCTGTTAGTCTTGTGTCTATGCAATGGGAAGGACAATACTCACCTGGCTTCTATAGGAGGACCTGAGGATGGATCCAATTAGTGCAATCCTTGGGATAGGTAGCGCAGTTATGGGTGGCCTTAGTGGCCAAGCTGAAGCTGATGCACAGAATGCAGCTATTGCAGCTCAAAATAAATACAATATGCAGTCATGGAGGTACGGTAAAAGAAGTACCAAAGCTGACTATAGGCATAGTGTAAAGCAATGGCGGCTTAATGAAAGGAATGAAGAAACACTAGCTGCCTTTAAAGATTCTACTAATCTACAAGATTGGCAGTACAACTTAAGGATTCAAGACTTTGAGTATGCTTCTCAGATGAAGCAATTTGCTAAGTCTGAGCAGATCTTTAAGCAACAGCTCACCTTCAATAAGATGGCACAAGCTGCTGCTAATGAAGCTGAGTATCGTAAGCTAGAAGATACTACCAAAGAACTAGCATTCCAAAACCAGGATATTGTTATTAAAGCACTTCAGTCTGAAGGTGTTGCTGCTGTTAAAGGTCAACAAGGTAGAAGTGCAGAGAAGATGGAGCAAGCTCAATTTGCTGCTCTTGGTCGTAACCAAGCAATCCTTGCTGAGTCCCTGTTGAGTGCTAAGGCTGATACAGGAGCTGCTCTACGTAAGATTGCTAACGATAAGTTTGGAGCTGATCTTGCAGCAGAAGCTAATCGTATGCTACGTCCTGATCGTATGCCTGCACCGCCTAAGCCTCTCACTACACCACGTGCTGAGTATCTCAAACCACGTAAACCTAAACAGTTTGACTTTGGTCCTAGGCCTATTAAAGGTGCTATGGCATCTTCTGCTGGGTCTTGGATGGGAGCAGCTACTCAAGGTTTAACCAGCATTGCTGGTGCTATTGGTAGTTCTGGAAGTAAGTATGATTTTACACTAGGAGGTAGAACCAACTCTTTAGGTGGAGCATAATCACTAACTAACATTAAAATGGATCAAGTAAATTACAGAGGGTACGCCCGGAGTTTAGGTTTCGATCCCATTAAAGCGCCTACGGAAGGTCTTGCTAGAATGCAAGAACGAGACAACCGTATCATACGTGGTATGGAGGATAACCGTAGGCAAATTAAACAGGTTAGAGACGAATATGGTGCTGGTCTTGAACGTAAGCTCAGCATCGAAGCACGAGATCGTGATCAGAACTATCAGTGGGAAAAGAAGCTTGCTGAGAAGCGTCAGGAAGCTATTAGTAAAAACTCACAAACGCTAATTCAAAGTGAGCTACAGCGTGGTAAGAACGCACAAGCTACGTTTGAAAGCCTTGCTAAGTTCAGTACAACTCTTAGTGAAGGTCTTACTGAATACCGTAAGCGTAAAGATGAATCTGATATGCTAGCTGGCTACATGGAAGTAGCAACTGGTGGATTGGCACCAGAACGACAGCAAGCAGTATCTAATGTTGAGTCACTACTTAAGCAAAGCGGTGAAGCACAGGATCAAATTGCTGAAGGATTCCAAGCTAGAGGCTTAGATCCCAACGTTGTTACCAATCTCTTGTCTGGTAATAAGGCACGTGACTATGGTCGCCTCAAGGCTCACATGGAGATCATCACTGCTGAGTTCCCTAACTATGCACAGACTAAGTTGGATGAGATGGGAGCTAGTACTGCAGCTGAACGTACTGCAGCTATGCAAGGTCTCTTTGGTGACTTCCTTAAAGAGAATGGTGTCTTTGGTCTAAGTGCTGACTTTATGGCACCTGCTCTCATGAAGATGCGGGGAACCTACAACTCATTTATTGAGTCAGCTAGGAAGTCTGATGTCGTCAATAAATCCTCTACGATGCGTGATGATGCACTTAGTGTGTTGTCCCGCACCAAGAATGGAGAGAGCCTTACAGAGGCATTTAGGACTATCTCACGCAGCTATCGTGAAGATGGTGTGACACCTGTTGGTAATGCAGTTGCTAAGTCTGAGATCTTTAAGGAACTCAGTGATACTACTCGCTACTCAGATGCTGATGTAGAACGTATCCTTGGTGAGGCTCAGACTGATCAAGGTAGCTGGAGAGATCGATTCCCTCGTGATGTTGATGATCTTATTAACTCCAGGAAGAAAGATCAAGAGTCTGAGTTTCAACTCATTGAAGCACAAGAGCGTCGTGAGAATAAGAAGCAGGAGAATCAACTACTTGATTGGGTAAAGAACAACAACCCTAATGAAGAGACTCTTACTTCTATCATTAAGGAAGCTAAGACAAAAGGTATTTCTACTGATCGTCTCCAAGCATACCTTGCCTTTACTACCGAACAGCAAAACGCTGACTTCTGGACTAAGCAGTTCCGTGAGCAATATGAACAAGGAACTCTAACTGCTGATGATGTTGATCAACCTGGTGTACCTATTGAGGTACGTGAGACATGGCGTAACCGTGCTCAACAGCTGGATCAACAACGATCTGATTCTGGTATCAAACAAGAGACCATCAAAGGTGAACTTACTGATGCTCTCAAACAGAACCTAATTGGTGACAGTACTAATCGTAGTGCTCACTATAGTTTACGTGGTGCCTCTGATTATGCCCTTAAGTTGTATAACCAGAAGTTCAAGCAGTATGCTAAGACAATGGAACCTAGTGTCGCTGCTAATAAAGCACGTCTAGATGTTCTAACCGCTATTGAAACCAAGAAAGGTGCGTTTGCTGTTATTGCTTCTTCTCAAGCAAAGACAGGACAAACCCAAGCATTCTATGCTGCCTTTACACCTGGTAAGCATCCTGGTGCTCCTGCTGCTATTAATGTCATTACCACTTCTGAAGTTATTAAGAAGGTACGTGCTAATGCTAACGTAATCAATACTGAGGTACTGGCTAGCCCTGCTTTACTTAAGGACATTAATAACCGTATCACTAACGGTAAGCCGATCTCTATCCCGCAAATCTACACTGATTTGTCTAGGGCAGTACCTGGTATGACTCCTGTTCAGATCCTTAATGCACAGCTTAAGGCGGCAGGACTTACGGGTCAAGTCAGGCCTGGCTTTAGGGATCAACTTAACCAAATCAATGATCCAGTACTACGTAGTATTTTAGCTCAACCTCTTACACAAGACCGCCTTAACACCACCATCATTGGTAGTGGTAATGCACCTGCTACTGTACGTACAGGTAACAGTGGTTTTGCTGATGTACAAGCACTTGGTAATGCATCTGGGTTTAAGTTCCCTCAGGTAATGGCTGCTATGTGGGCATTGGAGTCTGGCTGGGGTAAGTATACCTCAGGTAAGAACAATGTCTTTAACATCAAAGCACGTCCTGGTAGAGGTACTCTAAAGAATGGTTCCTATTGGAGGGACTATGCTTCTCCTCTTGAGTCTGCTAAGGACTTCCTGAACCTCATGACTGATCCTAGATATGCTCCTGGTCTGTCTAGAGCTAAGACACCACGTCAAGCTATTGAAGCTATTGCAGCTGGTGGCTATGCCGGTGGTGAAGCTGCCTATCCTAGTAAGATCATTCGCGTGATGCAACAGATGGGTGTTAATGTTGATCAACCCTATAAACCAGCAGCTACTCCTGCACGTAACCAAGGCTTCATGCGTCCTACGCTTGCTTACATTACAGACAACATTGGACCTACCTCTACAGGTCCCCACCTAGATGTTAAACAACAAGACAACCCTAATACACCACAGAATGAGTTTGCTAGGGAGTTTTCATCTAAAGCTCTTGATAACTTTGTCGTTGTTGATGATCCTCAATTTGGACGTGTTCCGTTGAGCCGTATTCCTGTTACTGATACCTTTGCTGGACATGTAGCCCGTGGTTCTCACGGTATTGACTATGGCACAGCCAAGGGATCTAAAGTGTTCCTACAGAATGGAGCACGTATTGTATCTAAATCTCGTACACAACACGGAGATAAATTGGTTATTCAACTGCCGGATGGACGGCGTTTCAGTTTCTTACATGGTAAAACTCTATGACACAAACACCCTATGTTGATGAAGAAGAACTGAAGCGTCTAGAAGCTGAAGCACTTGCTGAAGAGCAAACTTTACAACAGGCAGCTCCAGCTTATAGTCCTCAGACAGCTCCTGAAACAATGTATAAGGAGGCTACACCAGCAGAGAATACAGCTGCTGGTAATGTACAACCTGTTAAGTCTCCTCAACAGCAAGCCGTTCAACAACTTACTGGTGGTGGTCAACAGCAACCACAACAACCACTCAACCGAGGTAGTGGCTTTATTTATGGCAGTGGTGACCCTAATGCTACCCTTGGTGAAGACCTTGGTACCTACGCTCAACGTACCCTTGAGGGTCTTGGATCCGTTGGTATGGGTATTATTGACTTTGGTATGGATGCCATTGGTCGTATTCCTGGTGCTGAGTGGATTGATGATGCCTGGGATGCTAAGACTAAGTTTAAAAACCCTGGCTTTCAAAAGGTAAGGCAAGTATCTTCTGTTCTTGTACCTAGCATTGGTGTTGGTGCTGCATCACGTATCGGTACTGCTGGTATGGCTGGCAGTCCTGTTGCTCGTGGTCTCTCTGCCCTTGGTATTAACGTTGCTGGTGATGTAGCTGTTAACGCTATCAGCGATCAATCAGAAGGTGATACGGTATCGACGATTGTGAAAGAGGCAGCACCTTGGTTGCCTGTTCCTGATGCACTTGTCGTTAAGGATACTGACTCTCCTGAACAACGTCGTCAACGTAACATCTACGAATCAGCTGGTATCAGTATTGTTGGTGATATCATCGGTTACTCTGCTGCTGCAGGTCGTGGAGTAATGGATTGGTTCAAGCCTAACGATAAGGTTGCTCAGGAATTTATATCTTCTGAGGTACTCGTTAATGCTGACTCTGCTACTGCTACTCGGTTGTCTGAGATTGACACTCAGCGTATGGAGTTGCAACAACAACTAGATCAAGTAGCTTCTACACCTGCCCTAGATCAAGAAACACTTAGAGCACAACTGGATATCATTGGTGAACTTGACTCTCAAATCAAAGCACTTGATGGTGAGTCTGGTAAGCTCAGTAAACAGTACGCTGACAATGGAGCGTCAGAGCTCACTGAGAGCCCTCTAGAATCGTTTGTAGAGCGTCAGCAGGTCAGCCGTGATAGTCAGATCGATGAGGTAGGTAAAGGGCGCCTTATGGATGATCCTGAAGGGGCTGGTGGTGTTGATCCTATGGTTACTCCTAACATGTTCCCTGAGGGTTCTACTGCTGCTCTTAGCATCCCTCCTGGTAACATCGCTCGTAACATGGCTGACACTACTGCTATCAAGCTTGGTAACAGTGGTGGTACTCCTGCTCCTATCCTTTCTGAGCGTGCTTACTACGACCTCAGTAAAGGTAATGCTGTATCTCGCAACCTTATCGAGGACCTAGCTGAAGGCACTCGTGCTACTGGTAATTTCGATGCAACAGTAGAGGGTTTTAGGTACACCAAAGCTCAGATGAGTGATGCCGCATGGAAGATCTACAATGACATCATTGGTACTGATAAGGTATCTGATCTTAAGAACCTCTTCCTTGATAACCGTGATGTTAAGAACTTGCTTGATGGTCGCTCTATTAAGTATGTCAACGATGTACAAGCAGAAGCTATTGGCTTTGCTATGCGTGAGTTGACTGATAAGTACATCGGTCAAGTTGTTACTGAAACATCAGCTCGTGCTATGGATACCGTAGGACGTGAAGTAGCAGACATTGCTGAGGGCTATAAAGCGTTCCCTGAGACTGCTGACCTTAGTCGTGTTACTGAGATGCTTGGTGATCGACTTGCCTTCCTCATGGAAGAGTATGCACTTAATAAGTACATCGCAGGTTGGGCGCTTAAGAACCAAGATCGTTGGCAGAAGTTCCTCAAGGAGTCACCTGATAAGGAGTCTGCTATTAAGCAGATAACTGAACAGTTTGACCTTAAGGTGCAAGAGAAGAACCTTCAAGCTCAAGGTTATCGTGATATGATCCTCACTATTGCTCGTGATCGTCCTGATGCTGCACAACCTCTGATTGATGCTTTTGCATTGTCTAAGGGTGATGTGGACTCTCTTGACAAGCTGATGAAGTGGAGTGCTAAGCAACTTAGCCCCATGGGTCTTCTTAAGAGTGGTGATGAAGGGCTTAATGCCTTTGCACAAGGTGTGTGGTCAGTGCGGTACAACAACATGCTGTCTGGTATCTCAGCTCTCAAGGCTATTACTGGTAACACTGTTGCTCTTACCCTTCGTACTAGTAACGCATATCTTGGTACTGGCATCGGAGCATTGATGGGTCGTAATACTGTTGATGATCTCCGTAAGGCTACCCATGTCTACGGTTCATTTTGGCAGACTAACAAGCGAGCACTTGCTGATTCCTGGGATACCTTTAAGCGTACCTGGAATAACGGTAAGTGGGGCAATGACGCTAACACTGACTTCCGTGAACTAGCACGTGAAGACCTTGTTACTGACTTTAACCCTAACCTTTGGGACACCTTAGCCGATATGGAACAGGTGTGGGAGAAAGATGGTAACTGGGGTCGTCTCTTCCAATACAGGTCTGCTAGGTTCTTGTATGATCTTGGTAATTGGCGTTGGTTTAAGTACGGCACTAATGCAATGATCAGTGCTGATGCTTATGTACAAACTACTGTTGTTTCTCAACTTGCACGTGCTAGGGCTTGGGATGAGGTTTATGGTATTGGCTATAAAGGCGCTGAACTTGCTCAACAGTTAGCTAAGGCTGAGAAGATTGCTTATGATGAATCCTTTGATGCTCTCGGTAACCTCACTGATGCTGCTGCTAAGAATGCTGCTGGGGAGATCTCACTTAACCTGGATGATGAGACTGCTACGTGGTTAACTCGTGGTATCAATAAACTACCTATCTTAAAGCCATTCTTCATGTTCCCCAAGACTGGTGTTAATGGTGTTAAGTCTGCTATGTCTTACACACCTATCGCTACTCTTCCTGGTATGAACAGGTACTCCAAAGTACTGTGGGCTGGTGATGATATCG